GCAACCGGCAACGCCGATCAACGCGCGGCCGTGGCGGCGTTCCGCGAGGATCTGAGGGCGCGCCTGTGATCACGGATCCCTATCCCGAACCGGCGCCGGCGTCGACGCCTCCGACATGGGAGGATCTCGAGCGCCTGGCGCTCCACTACGCGATCGTGTACCACGCCGTCACGCGGGTACGCCGCGGCGAGCTCGAGCACGAGGCCGCCCTCCTGGGCCTCGTGTTCGTCCTGATCGGCGAGTGGCGCCGGTTCATGCTCGAGGAGATCGAGCGCCGGCGGAACGGCGGCCCGCCGGTTCTCTGTGCGGGATGCGCCGCGAAGATCGAGAGGCGCTCGTGAATCAGCGATGGAGGGAGCGGCGCTCGAGCTACCGGCCCGCCGGCGAGACGATCGACGTTCGCCGGTACGAGGTCGCGCCGATCGAGTCCGACACGATCGCGAAGGCGTTCGTACTCCAGCACCATTACGCCGGAACGTACCCGAACGCGCGGGTTCGCGTCGGCCTCTACCGCGGCGGCGAGCTCGCCGGCGTGGCCGTGTTCTCGCATCCTATGAACGATGCGGTTCTCACGAACGTATTCGACGCGCCGGCGAACGATACGACGGAGCTCGGCCGGTTCGTCCTCCTCGATAGCGTCGAGGGCAACGGGGAAACGTGGTTTCTGGCGCGCGCGTTCGACGAGCTCCGCGCGCGCGGGTTCCGCGGAGTCGTCAGTTTCTCCGATCCGATCCCGCGCGTCGACGCCGGCGGCCGCCTCGTGCATCCTGGCCACGTCGGAACGATCTACCAGGCGCACAACGGGCGGTACTTGGGGCGCTCGAGCGTTGTCCCGCTCCGCCTCCTCCCGAACGGCCAGGTTCTCAGCAAGCGAACGATCAGCAAGATCCGCCAGGGCGAGCGAGGATGGCGCTACGGAGCGGCGCTCCTCGAGGCCCAGGGCGCGACGCCGGCGCCGCTCGAGCACGCGGAGCGGGCCGCCTGGCTCGCCGCCTGGCTCCCGCGTCTGACGCGGCCGCTCCGCCATCCCGGAAATCATCGGTACGCCTGGCCGCTCGAGCGCCGGACGCGGATCAAGCTCGAGGCGCTCCCGTACCCGAAACTCGAGGCGGCCGCGTGAGCACGCGCTATCGAAAGGGCGAACGGTTCCGCGTCCGCGCGACGGGATACGCGCCGGCGTTGCACGTCGATCGATCGACTCTCGAGGAGAACGAGGCCGCCGTCCTCGAGCTCCTCGCGGCGGAGGAAACGAACCGGCGCCGCCTGGCCGGCCTGTTCGGCCTGGCGGATCTGTCAACGACAGGAGGCGGGGGCGAGCACGAGGACACAATGAACAATCAATCGATGAAACGGAAACTCGAGCGGGGCGAGGCGATCAACGTCGAGGAGATCCTCGAGCTCGCGGCGCCGGAGGCCGGCGATCTCTATGCGGGAACCTGGCGCCTCGATCGGTTCGTCGAGGATCGCGATTACTGCGTCGCGTCGATCGAACGCTGGATCTGGTCGATCGGCCGGCGCCTGGCCGACGGCGCGATCTTCGCGGCGCTCGATTCGAGGTTCTACGGACGGGAGGGATTCGATTGTCTGTTTCTCCGTTGATCTCGCTCCGCGTCGCGCCGTTCCCTCACGAGGCGTACGTCGCGCGTTGCGCGTGTCTGCCTGACGTCGGCGAGATCCCGACGACGAACTACCACGGACACACGATCGGCGCGCCGCGTTGCCGTGGATGCGGCCGCCGGTTCGAGCTCGACGAGGCGCTCATGTCGCCGTCGACGCACGGGCCCGCGGCGGCGCTCTCCTCGAGCGAGGCGCGCGACGTCCGGATCGCGACGGGCCGGCGGCCGCCGGCGACGAGGCGCTCGTGACGCGCCGGCGATGCCTGAAAGGCCGGCCGGCGACGTGTGGCGGATACACGGTCGCGATCGCCGGCGGCCGGATCCGCGTCCGTTGCCAGGTATGCGGGCCGACGGCGGCGCTCTCGCCGAACGGCGCGCGACGCCTGGCCGCGGCCCTGGCCGGCCCTCTCGGACGGTTCCAGACGCCGGCGCCGCGCGCGGAGCGGTATCGCCTGGCCGGCCTCCTGAGAGCGGCCGCGCGCGCCGTAGAGGGCCGCTCGTGAGCTCGAGGCGCTCGAGGACGGCCGGCCGGCATTCGTGCGACTCGTCGAGGCCGGCCGCCGCGTCCTGGGCGCGATCGATCTCGATCCGGCGTCGAGCGAGGAGGCGAACCGGATCGTTCGCGCGCGACGGTTCTACACGGAACGCGAGAACGGCCTCCGGCAACGCTGGCGGGGCCGCGTGTTCCTCAATCCTCCCGGCGGCCTGGTACCGGCGTTCTGGTACACGCTCATGATCGCTTGGGCCGCCGGCGAGCTCGAGGCCGCGATCTGGATCGGCTACTCGCTCGAGCAGCTTCAATCGTTGCAGGGTTACGACGTCGCGAGTCCGATCCGGTTTCCGATCTGCATCCCGGATCGGCGGATCGCGTTCGTCGAGAACCGGGCGAAGCGCCGCGAGCGCCTGGCGAAGATCGACGCGGAGAACGTCGCGCGCGCTCGAGACGGCCGGCCGCTCCTGAAACGGAACGCGGAGGGCGCCTCGCCGTCACACGCGAACTACATCACGTATCTAGGAGCGAACCGGGCGAGGTTCCTCCGCGTGTTTTCGGAATTCGGCGAGGTTCGCGTATAGTCCGCGATCTCGCGATCACACTGAGATGAGGGCCTGAAACGACGACGCCGCCGGAATCCTGGGCGAGAGGAGGTTCCGGCGGCGCCGACATGCACGAGGGAACAATGAACGACGGACATTCTACACGAAAGCACGCCGCGGCGCTCCCGTCGCCGCTCAGGGCCTACGCGCGCGCCGCAATCGAGGCCGCCGGCGCCGGCGTCGAGGAGCTCCGCGCGGCCGTTCTCCGCGAGCGCCTGGCGGAGTACTTCCGACTGAAATTCCGAACGCTCGACGTCCCGCCGGCGCTCGTCGAGGAGCTCGTCGACGGCGCGATCCGGATCGTCGACGCGATCGACGCGGAGCGGCCGCCGACGTCGTTCGAGATCGGCGCCGTCGTTCACGGCCAGGAGATCGCGCTCGCGCGCGGCCGCGTCCGGATCCATGGGCGCGCGAACGCTCACGAGCTCGGCGCCTGGCGGCCCGATCCCGATCGGCCTGGGAGCGAGACGATCGCGTGTCTCAATTGCGGCGCCGGCGCGACGCTGCACCTTGCGACGGCCGGCGAGTCGATCTCGCCGCGACTCCTCGAGGCGTGCTCGTGACGGGCGAACGGCCGCGGCGGCCGCCGTCCTGTTTCGGGCATCGCGATCGCGTGCTCGTCGGCGCGAACCGCGCGCCTGGGCGCCTCATGCGATGCGAGTCGAAGAAACCCGGAGGCGGCGAGTACTGGAAAGTGCTCCTCGACTCCGGCGAGTGGGTATGGCCGGATCGGATCGTGCTCGCCGGCGAGGGCGATCGCGTCGGGATCTGCGAGATGGGCGAGGGCCGGTTCATGACGAACGAACGCGGCGACGGCCTCCTCTGCAAGCGGCATCACGATCAGACGTTCGGCTCCGCGGCGGATCACGCGCTCGACGCGTCGCTCGACGTCGGCCGGCCGCGCGGGAACACGCATCGATGGATTCGCGGGAGGCGCCGATGATCCCGACAGCGATCGCGATCGCGATGCTCGAGGACGTCGAGCTCGCGAACCGGCTCGCCGACGCGCTCCGACTGGCGCGCGTGTCGCCGGCGGCCGCGGCGCTCGAGCTCGCGCGCCGGCATCACGAGGAGGCCGCGCACGCGTCGCCGTTCGTCGGATGCCTGGCGGCCTCGTGCGTCGCCGGCCGGAGAGCGTATCTCCTCGAGGTACTCGAGACGAAAGGAGGATCGACGGACACGAGCGGGAGGAAACAAACGGGCGAGAGTTAGGCGGGGGCCGTGGGTTTCTGGCGCGCCCTCCTCGAGCGCCTCCGTCGACGGCAAACGCCGCGGCGCGAGATCAGCGACGAGGAGATCAATCGACTGTGGCGAGAATTCGTGTACTACGGGAGCGAGCCTGAGCTCGCCGCCCTATGGAGGCAGACGACGCGGGGCCAGGGCCTCGCGATCTGATCCGACTCCGGCATCCTGGCGCGCCGACGACGATAACGGAGCTCGCGACGCTGAAAGGCGGCGCCGTCGAGGTAATCGAGGCCCGCGTGACGGTACTCGAGACGCTCCGCCGCGCGTCGATCCGCGCGACGTCGCCGGCGGATTGGCTCCTGTTCAAGTCGCCGGAGGAGCAAGGCGGCCAGATCGTCGGGTACTTGCAGGATTGCGGCGCCGATCGCGTTCGGGATCTCTACGGGATCGAAATCTTCGACGTGTCCCGGCCGGAGAAGGTCAGCGGTCAAGATCCGCTCGTGTTCACGTACCTGATCAGCGGATCCGGACGCTGCAAGATCACAGGCCAGATCCTCGAGAACGTCGAGGGCGGCCGCTCGAGCACGGACGATTTCTGTCGAGGGAAAACCGGGATCGAGCTCGAGCTCGCCGTTCGCAAGGCGGCGCGCGCGAACCTCGACGGCGGGATTACGCGCGAGCTCGCCGGCATGAAGTCTGTACCCGTCGCCGATATCGAGGCGGCGTGGGTCGGAACGACGAAGAAGATCGCCGACTGTCGCCGCGGCCGCGGGTTCGGAACGGCCGGCGAGCGCCTGGGCGCGCGCTCCGAAAAGGCGCCCGACGTCGATCCGCCGATCTGTCCTCACTGTGGATCTACCGGCGTGTTCCGTGAGGGAAAGAACGGGCGCCCTGGGTTCTACGGTTGCCCGAAGTACAAGACGCACGAAGATAAACGCTGGCTCGTCGACGGGCCGGAATGGGTCGCCGGCGCCGCGGCTCGAGCGGCCGCGTCCGGCCAGGCGTCGACGTCGACGGCCGCCTCGAGCTCGCCGGCGGCCGCGGCGCCTCCCGCGAACGAATCGCACGCGGAGAAGATCGCGCGCGTGAAACGGGAACAGGCGGCGCGACAGAGCGGCGCCGGCGGCGATCGCGAACCGGGAGAGGAGGGTTAGATGGCCTCTCCGATCTTCGTTCGTGTCGGCGACGGAGGCGGGCCGATCCGGTTCCGTACCGTCGAGATGCAGGAGGGCGATCACGCCGGCGAACGGTTCGCAATGGTCGCGATCGGGCCGCTCGAGATCGCCGTCGACGAGTACGGCGAGATCGCGGCGGAACGCTGCCAGGCGATCGCGGAGGCGTTTCACGGAGCGGCGCTCGAGCTCCTCCGCGGCCCTGGGCTGAACGCGGCGCGCGCCCTGGCGGCGACGGCCGGCGATGCGCGCACGGTCGCGCGTGAGGCCCGCCAGGCGCTCGACGCGCGGGCGCACGCCGGCGACGGCGAGGGCGCCCTCCGGGAGCTCTCCGGCGGCGAGGCCCGCCAGGCGCTCGAGACGGCCGCGAACGCCGCGGCCCGTCGACTCAATCACGACGACGGGGGCGAGGGCCTCCCGAACCCATGATCGCGGCGCCGCTCGAGGAGATGACGCCGGCCGCAATCGCGGCGAGCATTCAAACGGCCTGGGCCGCGTACCTCACGCGCTCGAGTCGTTCCGCACTACCGCATAGAACCGTCTACGCGAGCGCCTGGCGCGCCTGTGTTCGTCGGATGGTGTACGAGATGGCGGCGCCTCAGAACCTCCCGCCGTTCCCGGCTCACGTCCTCGCGCGGTTCCGCCGCGGCGACGATCGCGAACGGGATCTCCTGGCCGATCTCTCGAGGATGGGCCGCGACTCGGATCCGCCGTTTGCGATCGTCGGCCAGCAGGAACGTTTCGAGCTCAAGGATCGCAAGGGACGGATCGCGATCTCCGGCAAGGTCGACGCGCGGATCCAGATCAACGGGCGCCGGCCGCCGCTCGAGTGTAAGGCGTGGTCGCCGTTCGTGACGGATCGGATCGAACGGTTCTCGGATCTTTTCGAGAACCCATGGACGCGGAGCGGGGCGTACCAACTCCTCTCGTACCTGTTCGGCGCCGGCGAGGCGTTCGGGTTCCTCCTCCTCGATCGTTCGGGCCTGCCGAAACTGATCCCTGTGGAGCTCGACGACGAGAACCTCGAACGCGTCGAGGATTTCCTCACGCGGGCGCAACGCGCGATCGACGGCCTCGAGGCCCTCGACGCCGGCGGCGATCTCCCGCCGTTCCTCGAGAACGATCCGGCGGAGTGCAAGCGTTGTCCGTTCTACGGCGGGACGTGTAATCCGCCGCTCGCCGCGGAGGGTTCTGTGATCCTCACGGATCCGGATCTCGAGGCGGCGCTCGCGCGGCGCGAGGAGCTCGACGCGGCCGCCACGGAGTACGACCGAATCGACAAGCGGATCAAAGAGCAACTCCGCGGAGTCGAGCACGGGATCGCCGGTTCGTTCGTGATCAACGGCAAGTACTCGAAATCCTCTCGAGTCGAGCTCCCGGCGGATCTGAAAGCGAAGTACACGAAAACGGATCCGCGCGGCCGGTTCACGCTCGAGATCACGCGCCTGGGCGGCGCCGTCGAGGAACCGAAAGCATGAGCGGCGCCGGCGTTCAGCGGTTCGTGATCCTCCGCGTGATCGTGACGACGAACGATTACACGCTCGCGGCGAACGTGGGCGGGCCTCACGAGCTCTCGCTCCGAACGTTCGACGTCCTGGCGCCCTCCGATCTCGTCGCGTTTCTCGACGAGGCGAAGGCGCTCCAGTACACGGCGCGATGGATCTCCGGCGTCGAGGTTCGCGAAGCATGAACGCCGGAACCGTCCTCCGCCGCGTGATCAACGTTCGCCGCGGCGCGATCGTCCCGAACGCGAACGGGATCCGAACCTACGCGTTCGCGGTTCTCGTGCTCGAGTGTGGTCACGAGATCCTTTCGTCCAGGGCGCGAGGGCTGAACGCTCGAGTACCGCGGCGCGCCCGTTGTCCGTATCACGAGGCCGGAAAGTGACTCTCGAGGAGGCGGCCCGCCGGATCGCCTGGCAGATCGAACGGCGCTCGATCGAGGAGGAGCTCGAGCGCCTGGCCGTCGAGATCGAAATCTGGAACGGCGATCTCGACGCGATCGATCGGTGGGAAAACGAGGGCGGCCCGTGTTGATCATGGTCAACGGCCGCCGCGTCGACGAGCTCACCGGCGAGGGCCGCGAGGGATGCGGGTTCGGGCCGTGTCTCGACTCGAGGGAACGCGGCGGCGCCGGCTGTCGGCTCTGCGACGTGATCGCGAAACTCCCGCAACCGGAACGCCTGACGCGGCCGCTCGAGGCCGGCGAGGATGTTTCCGCGGAGGCCGCGGCGCGCGACGGCGAACCGAAACTCTCCGGCGAACGCAAACGCGGAAACCTGGCATTTGAGAAGCGGCGCCGCGTCGGCCCGCATCGATAGGAGGCAAGAGTGATCGTCACGCTACACAGCACGTCGAAGATCGTCCGGCTCGTCGTCGACGGGCGCGAGGTTCCCGCGCGGATATGGGAAGGCGAAACCTCGAGCGGGATCCCGTGTCACGCGTACGTCACGCGGATCGCCGTCGCCGACGGGAACGACACGGCGGAATTCGATCGCGAGCTCCTCGAGCAGCGGAGGCCCTCGGCTGAGATCGAGGCGATCCCTCCGCGGCTCGTAATCTAACCGTACGCACTCAGGAGGGAAATCGAACGATGGCTCGAAAACGGAATCCGGCCGACGCGGCCGTGGAGTACTTCCAGACGGCCGACGTAGAGGCGGCCGCGGCGATCCTCGACGTCTGTACGGGGATCGTGAAACGTCGGCGCGCGCGTCCTGGCGGGGAACCGGCCCGCGCGCGTCGATCAAGTC